GTATAGATCAGGATTAAACTCCCCGCGCTGTAAGGCGGCGCTTGTCAATCCTGCATCTGCTAATGCTTCTTCGTGTCGATCAACGGTTTCCCAAGCTTTGACAATATCACGGTTTTTCCCACCCAGCACCTTTTCCTCAACGACCGGCAAGTTTTGCTGGAAATGCTGCGCAACCTCTTCGCGTGTCACGCTGGGACGACCAGCAAACATTTCGCGGAAACCCTCCATCTCGACCGGCTTCACGCCAGCCTTCTGAAGCATCGCGGCATACTGTTCCGGCGTTCCCTTGGCCTGCGGCAAGCCAGCCGCTGTCTCAGCGCCGTGGCTGTAAAGACCCATCGGGGTCAGTTCGCGCTGCGGAGCGTTCTGGCGGACAAAGTTCAGCGCCTGCTCAAGCGAGGTGTCGGCGGCCTTGGGGGCGGTTTTCGCCAGCATGTGCGAGACGCCACCCACAACATTTGGAACCCTTGCCGCCTGCGCTTCACCCGGTTCCATCCCTGCGGCGCCCATAAGGGCTCCCGCGCCGTACTTGGCAACCTTGCCGGGGACGCCAAGCAGCGACATCGCCATGCCGGGCAAGCTCTTGTCCATCGCGCTCTCGGTGAAGTCGGAGGCAGCGGCGGGAATGGCTGTAACGGGGTTCATATAGAACGGCAACGTCTTGGCCCCATAAGCGGTGTTCGCCAGCGTAGCCATGCCGGGCGCAACGTCATAGGGCGCGCGGCCCAACTCAACGCCCTTTGCATAGCCGCTGTCGAGCGTGACAGGCAGCGTCGGTTTGTCGCCGAGGTGCGTCATTGACTGAATTTCAGGGCTTTGCTTGGCAACTTGCGCCGCCATTTCCTTGTAGGCCCTGACGCGGTCCTCATCAGTTTGGGTTGGCATCTCAGGCGCCTGCCCCACCGCCTCGCCATCAGCGTGATGCTCCCGAACGACGTGGAGCGCGTCATCGACGAGGCCGCCGGAGGCGCGGTTGATTGGCGCAAAATCTTTATCTAATGGAACTTTTCCAAAAATTAGTGTTTCAGGCCCATCAATTTGGCCAGATAATCCTTCAAATCCTGCACGTTTGAATAAATTTTGAGCGCCTTCATCTCCACCATATACTTTGCGAAGGCTCCAATATAAAGGATACCCATCACCAGACCACATTTTTTGAATTATTGGCGCAATTGCGTCTTTCATTTCTGGTTCAATGGCGTCAATTAATCTTTGTTTATCACTTTTGAAGCCGGCATATTCAGCATCTGTCCTATGGCCTGCGCCACGGAAAATATCCATTTCTTGATTGGGAAGTTGATAAACTTTTCCTTCTTCTCCCGCATAACGCTTGGCTATGTTGATGGGGTCTGGAGTTGCATATGTTCCCGGCCCAAGCGGCCCACGCGAAGACGGGTTGAGTTCAATTAGATCTTTAATGGGTGATCCATGATAAAGGGCGCCTCCTGCGCTACCCAACATCGTTTCGCCTTTTTGGGCCGCTTGTTTTGCTACATTTGCGGCAAGCGGCATTGCTCCAGTCTCTGCCATAAAGGCTGCGTTAAGCGCCCGATCAATTCCTTCATCAGAACGAAAATAATCGGGTGGAAGTTCGCCAGACCAAGCTTGATGCGCCAATTCAAATGGATCTTTGATGCCATGAGCAACAGCGCCCGGCATTGCCGCGATACCTTTGCTGACTGCTACAGGATAGGTTTCCATAAGGGCTCTAGCACGAGGGCCAACATCAGCTTCAATAGTTTCTTCAGGCGGCGTCCACGCGCGGGCCAGTGAAGCGGGTGTCACCGGCTGGCGCTGCACCACATCAAGTGCCTGATCAATGCCATCAACCTCACCGCCGTCAGCGCGCTCAAGCTTATGAAACCGCGTCTCGCCGATGTCCGTTCCGCCAGTGCGGCCCCACCGGGGGGCGGCGCGGCCAAGGGCGGCTTGAGCGGCTGGAGCCCAAAAGTGCGTGGCCCCGCCGGTGATGTCCTCACCGGCCAAAGCCGCATCAAGCGCCTCTTGCCCTTGCGCATAGCGGCGGCTTTCGGGCGAAAAGCGCATGGGGTAGTTGGCCCCGGCGCGGTTGCTCCAAGGCTCAAACTGCTTGGGCGCAAACAGCACGGCCTCGGGCGTTTCGCCGTACTTGCCGGACTGAATGCGGTTGAGGATGACGTGGGCGATGGCCTGACTTTCCTCGGGCGTCTTGCCGCTCGTCTCCGCCGCGATGGTGCGGATAATCAAATCACGCTGCTGGTCGGTCAGGTCAACGCCCTGCGGCGCGCGGGCCTCCAGCTTAGTTGTCTCGTCAATCGCTGCCTGCGCGGGGAACTTCGCGGGCGCTGCGGTGTAGGCAAGGGGCTGCGTGGCAAACGACGCGGGCGCAACATTGGCGCCCAGAACAGGGACACCGCGCTCAGGGGCGTTGAGCGGGATCTTGACCGGCGGGGCGGGAAGCTCGCGCTCCTCGACTGCGCCCGGGCGCGGGGCCGTCAACGGGGCCTGCTTTGGCGTTGACCCCGTCACGTCGTCCTGCATCTGACGCGCCAAGCGAAGCGCCTTGTCTGCCTTGTCAGCGCGGAAAAAGTCGGCGGCGCTCTCGGGATTGCCCCAGTTCACCCGGCCATCATCGACCAGCTTCTCGCCCGTGGACAGAACCTCGGGGCCGGAGAACATGCCGCGCAGGCTGTCGAGGAAGCCACCCTCATCGAAGTGCTGGCGGGCGGCGTGGAGGGCCTTAGCTACGAGGTCATCCATCTCACTGCTCCGTCAAAGGCTGCTCGTTGCTCTCAAGGCGCTGGACCATGCCCGGCTCAAGGATGCTGTTCACAATCGGCAGGCCCTGCGGGTTCTTCGCCATGTCCTCGGCAAGGCGCACAGCCGCCAGCCTCTCGCGGCTCTCGCGGTCGCGCTTGCGGTTCATGGCGTCAACCATCGAGTCCTGCTGCTTGTCCTGAAGCTCTTGCTGCTTGATCTTCAGCTCGGCCATCTTGATCTGGTCTTGGACCGACGGCGGCGCATTGGGATCGGTCTGCGCCCCGCCCGCCTGCTGCATCTTCGCCATGACTTCCTGCTTCTTCACCTCGACCATCGCGGTCTTGGCGTCAGCCTCCTGCTTCTGGATCTGCACCATCGCCTGAGCGTATTGGACTTCTGGCGGGGGCTTCTGCTGGAGCGCGGAGGGCGGCACCATGAACTGCTGCGGGTTTGACCAGCCCATCGCCTGCAAGGCCGCAGTGTCGATGGCGATGGGGTCATACAGGCTGGGGTTACCCGCCTGAAGCTGCTTGAGGCCCATGATCTTCATCATGCGTTGGGCGTGGCTGGCCGTGTTCGGGTCAGCCTGCGGGACCAGATCGCAGTTGTTGATGGCGTTCAGGAACGTCTGTTCGTCCCACTGGTAGGCGGGCTTCTTGTTCCGCTGCCAGAAACTTTCCGGGTTCTCTTGGAAACAGCGCACCAGAAGCTGAAACTCTTGCGCCTGCGCCGAGTGCATGCGCTTGTGGACGGCGTTCAAGACCTTCGTGGCTTGGTCGATCATGGCCAGCGTCGTGCCCACAGGCGCGTCTGCCCGGCCCTCGCCGACTTGCATCTCGCTTGTGCCGCCAACACGCATGCCGGTCTCGGCCATGTTGCTAACGAGGTTCATCAGCGCCGCGCCGGGCTCCTTGTAGGGAAGCGGCATGATGGCGTCTTTGAGGGACATGCCGCCGGTTTTCACCAGTGCGGCGCCACCGGGCGGAACGCGGAAGATGTTGGTGTTCTGGCGGGCGCCCGTGTCGGCCATCAGGAAGCCGGGGAAGTTAGCGTACATGCCAGCGTCGAGCATCTCGCGCCACGCCGCCGTGATGGCGTTCGTGGTGTTGCCGAGGATGTGGAGCAGGCCGATGTCGTAGAAGCCAAGGCCGGGGACGAAGGTGTACTTCACGAAGTTCGTGCGGGCCTCGGGAAGTTCGGCCTCGTCTTCATCGTAGTTGCGGACGATGGACAGGATCTCGCGGGACGACAGGTCGATGGTTACGCGGTAGGGGATCTCAAGGCCGCTCTCTTTGCCCTTGTACTTGTGCTCGAAGCCGGGGATGTCCAGCTCGCAATAGCACTCGTAGATCTCGCGGTCGCGGTCCTCGGGCCGGAACGAGCCGGTCGAAATGCCTTGCACCGCGCGCTCCTCGCGCTGGGCCGGATCAAGATCCTGTTCCTTGGCCATTGGCAAGTCGAGGTCGCGGTAGACGCCGAGGATCTGAAGGCGCCGGACGGTTGAGGCCTTCATCATCGAGCGGTGCGTGATGCGCTTGGCGTTGGTCAGGTCGGTCGCCGCGTTGTTTACAATCAAGTCGTCAGCATCGACGCTCTCGCTGACCGGGCGGCCACGGAGCGGGCAGAAGTAGACCTTCTTGAAGCTCGTCCCACCGAAGCCCAGCATCAGCAGCATGCGGTCGGTGTCGGGGTAATACTCGGTCGCTGTCGCCGTCAGGTAATGGTTCAGGTCCAACTCAAGCGCGTCGGCGAGCTGGTCAGTGGACAGCGAGCCGCTGTTGCCGTCGTCGCGGATCTTCACCGGCCCATCGGTCGGGAGCAGTTCGGAGCGGGCATTGGCCTGAAAGCGCAAGACCGCCTCAAGCAGCAGCGGGTGGCGGACCTTGCTCATGCCCTCGACAGGGGCGCCGTCAGCGGAACCGCCAAGGCCGGGGATCTCAATCTTCAGGCCAAGGAGCTTGATGCCCTGCGCCCGGCCCTCGATCCATTCGCGGCGGCTTTCGATGTCGTCCTCAATGCCGCGCAGCAAGTCGTCGGCAATCTGCCCGAGCGCGCCTTGGTCGATGTCTTCGACGAGGTTGTCGAACCATCCGCCCTTCTTGCGGCCCGGCTGATCGACGAGGCTTTTGCCGTCCATGCTGATTGTGATGGAGCCGTCGTCATGCTCAATGCGCAAGATCGGCTCGTTGTCGTTCAACTCGGGGGCGGGCGCGTCAGACGCCATGACCTCAACGTCCGGCGCGGGGATTGCGGCCTCAGGGAGGCCCGGCAAGCGGATGTTCTGAGGCGCAAGGCCGGGCATTGGCGGCATGGTCACGGTCCTTCGACTGTCGGCAAGGGCGTGGGCTCCATCTCTTCGACGAAGCGCCGGATGCCCTCTTGCGCAGCAACTGTATCAGATTGGGCGCCGATCTCATAGTGGCGCACGAAGTCGTAGGGGTCTTTGCCCCAAACCTCGACCCGGAAAAGGCCCAATGTCTTGGGCGTGTTGGGCTTGATGACATCGACGACTGCACTGGCGTAGACCATGACCTTGACCTTTAGATTGGGTAGAGGGGAGCGGGCTGGCCGACGACATGACGGCGCCCGGCGTCGATCTCAGCAATACGCTCAGGCGCGCGGACGAGCAAGCCGGTCTCGCGCAGGTGGCGCAGGGCCATGCTGACCGTGTCCACGAGATCGTCGTGCTTGCCCTTCGGGAAGACCTCACACTGCTTGATCACCATATCGGCCCAGCTCCGGTCTGGGGCGTAGACCATGCCCTCGGAGAACAGGTGCTGGATTGAGTAGACGCGGGCCAGCTTATCGAGCGAGCCGGGGTTGATGAGCTGGACGGCCCAATCCTCGGCCCCGTACAGGCGCCGGATTTCTTGCGCGACGGACAGGCCGGACGCCTTGGCCTCGACGAGCAGCTTGTCCACCTTGAACTTGCGGCAAGTGCTGGCGACCTTCTCGACCAGCTTGGACAGCTCAAGGTGGTCCTGCCACGCGCCCATAAGGAAGACGCGGGGGACGCTCTCGGGGTTGTGGTCGAGCATATCGCGGATGCGGACGCCCTCGTCGAAGCGGGCTGCCTCATCCTCAACGCTCTTGAACTTGCCCCGCGCGCTGACGAAGTTCTCGGCGCGCATGGTGGCGATGTCGCCGCTGAAGATCCCCCAGACCGTCATGGCGGACGGATCGTTCTCGGTCTTGGACGTGTAGGCGGTGTCGATGCTGGCGATGATGTAGTCGAAGGCCGGGTAGCCCTCCTCCATCCACGTCTCCCACCACTGGGCCTTGATGACGCCGCCGCCTCGGGGCGTTGGCTCCTGCTGGAACTGCCCGGCGGTGGCGTAAGGCCCCATGACCTTGCTGTCGCGGTCCACGACCTCCTGTGGGAAGCGGGCGGGGAATAGAAGCTCGCCCTCCTCTTCGCGCGGGTCCACTATGCCCAGCTTGGTCGGGTAGACGCGGAACTTGTCCAGCATCATGGGCAACATGACGTGGTCGTACCCGAGGCGCTTGTCGAGGATGACGCCAGACACGTCAGCCTCGTGGAGCCGCTGCATGATGACAATGATGGCCGAGCTGTCGGGATTGTTGAGGCGCGTCGGGACTGCTTCGAGAAACCACTGGACCGTGCTCTCGCGCTGGGCGTCTGAGTTGGCGCCATCGACGCTGTGCGGATCGTCGATGATGACCCTGTCGCCACGGGCACCGGTGATCGACCCGGCGGCGGCGGCCTGCCGGAACCCTGTGCTGGTGTTCTCGAACTTGGTCTTCTGGTTCTGGTCGCCGGTCAGCGTGACGCGGTCGCCCCAGCGTTTTTGATACCACTCGGACGTGATCAGGCGCCGCATGCGCAGTCCGTCGCGGATGGCGAGGTCGAGGCTGTGGCTGGCGCAGACGTAACGCAGGTGGGCCATGTTGCGCGGGCCCCACTCCCACGCGGGCCAAAAGACGCCGCAGAGCAGGGACTTCATGGTGCCGGGCGGCACGTTGATCAGAAGTCGGTTGTACAACTCGCCGTTGTCCAGTTCGACACCGTCTGTGATGGCCTCAAGATGTGCGCAGATGAAATCGATATGCCAACCATGTTGGTACTTCTGGCCGGGCTCAATGACGGCCCACGCCTGACGCACGAACGCGGCGAGACTCTCCTCGGCATCGACGAGGTCTAGCTCGTAGAGCGTCTGGTCGATGTCGATCTTCTGATCGCCATATGTAATGTAGCGCGCCATCAGCAACTCAGCCCGACGCGGTCAACGAGATATGAATTGCCCTCGTCGTCGTAGACTTCGAACAGGGTCATGACCTCCATGTGGTCTTCCTGCGAGGAATAGATGAGGGCGCCGTCTGGCGCCTCGTAGCAATAGCCCTCGTCATGGCTGTCCATCTCAGGGCGGCGCAGCCAGCCGTAGGTCCAGTGGGGGCCGCAGGACTGGTAGGGCTTCATATCTTCCTCCCCATCGTGACGTTCGCCTGAGCCCGGATCTCTTGGTTGCGCCAAGACCAGCACTCGCCAGTGTCCTGAAAGACGACCCAGACCAGATCGTGCTCTACCCCATAATCAATGAGGACGTGCGCGAGGCCCGCGCCCTTGGGCGTCGTGACTGGCAGCGGCGGGTTGAGCTGGAGCATCACCGCTCTCCCGGATCATGCTCGATTGTCTTCCCGGCGCTCATCAGCGCCATACGAAGGGCGTCACGACTGTCAGCGTCAAGCTGACGAACGTCAACGGCGCTGTTGTTAACGATGGTGATCTGGGGCGCGTCATCGCGCTTTTCCGTGTAATCCTCGCGGAAACGGGCAGTGACTGACTTCGTCCAAACCTGCGCGTTGAACTTGTCCGCGATCATCCCAGCCTTGCCAGCTTTCTCCCACCAAGCCTGCTCATGTGTCTTCGCGCGTGTCATAGCTGTGCGAAATTCTTCGTGCTCTTCTGACCACCTTATGAGTGAAGCCCGATCAACATCGAGGTGAGAAGCGATCTCCGCAGGCGAACAACCCTGCTTCCCCAGCTCAATAACAGTCTCGCAATACTCAGGCCGATAAAGCGATGGGCGCCCGACAGGACGCCTTTCTTTGATTTGCTTCTTAACAGCCATGTTCAAGCCTCATCTCGTTAAACATCAATCGTCTTTTTCGAGCGCATGCAGATAGGCTTCGAGCATTTCTTCGTCGAGTTCATCCTCGTCATCATCGGGCGCGTCGTCTTCGCCAAGGTCGCGGAGGATCTCGTCGTTTTCAATCTCAAGAGCGATGTCATCTTCGTCCATGTGTAAACCCCCAATGTTCGCATCAAAGATAATCCCTCTCAGGTGAAAGGACAATGACCCCCAGAATTGCGGGCGGAACGTCCCCCTGAAATTATTTTGCAAAATCTTATCCACAGGGGCTAAATCCCCTTTACATGCGAAATAACTTCGCGTACAAAGGGTCATGGTCGAAATGAAGACCGAGACATTAACCAGATGGAGATCGACATGACTTTCAACTTCTACGGCCTCGGCGAAACCCTCCCCTGCCTGACCTTCATCGCCACGGGCGAGGGCCTCTGGGACACCCTTTGCGAGAACATCGTTGACCACGTCCTCGGCGCCGACCCCTACAGCGAGGCCGCCGCCCGCGACTTGATCGAGATCGTTGCGATGCAGACTGCCGACGAGTCCGAATACACTGAGGCGGTGTTCGTTCAGGGCAAGCTGGTCGGCTCGATGGACACGCCCTTCTGGTTGGACCCCAGCGAATACGCCAAGATCTGATCGGGGAGGGGGGAAATACCCCCCTCGAATTCCCCTAAATTATGGAGATCGACATGACCACCAGCTACAAAATCATCGTAAGCTTCAACGTCCACTCCCTTCACAAGAGCTGGGACTGGTGCGCAGTCACCGACGATTACGACGGCCAAGAGGACGACCCCATCGGCTATGCCGCCACCCCCGCTGAGGCTGTGGCGATCCTCATGGAACAGTTGGAGGATCGGGAGGCGAAATAATTTCACAAACCCGCTTGACATAGCGAAATCGTTTCGCTAAATTCAAATCACGGTCGAGATAGAGACCGGAACGAACCAGATGGAGATTGATATGTTTGTAGAAATCCACGACTACCTCGCCAACCGCACCGCCGCCGTCGAAGTCTACCTTGGCGCCAAGGCCCAGTTTGACAAGGCCGAGACCGCCCTCAAGGGCGCCAAGAAAGATGTCGTGGACATCGTCAACGGCTACGG